ATCTTCAACGCTGGTGCGCTGTCTTTGCCGTTGTTGTAAGCATCGGTATCCTTATTGTCGTCGATGCAGAACAAGCCGTTGAGGGCATACTTTCGCGCGTAGCTGCTTGCAGCGCCGGTTATCTGCGCCTCGTCTAAGCCTTTTTTCGACTCCTGTTCTCGTGCGAAGGCTGACGTTTCGTAGGTTTTCCCATCCTTAGTAGTCAGCTTTGCCGTCGCCTTGACATAAATTCTATTGGCAACCTGCACAATCTCGTCAGAGACGTTGAGAACGCATTCTACATCAGCGAGCAAAGGCTTTACTGCTTCGAGAATATCTTCGCAGCTTCTGTAGTTGTAGTTACCGAAGTTGTTTCTTTGGTTCTTCGGTGCATTCAGTTTTGACTGAATATACACCATAGGGTCGGTTTCTTTTGCCATGATAACACTGTTGTCTTATATGTAAATGCTTCCAAATTGTTCCTCGTAATCCTGCCGTATCTGTTCTATTGAATACTTGTTTTTAGGATTGTTCGGTCCCTTGCATTCCTGCAAGTAGTGCAGGTAATGGAGTTTCTTGACGCGCCCTGTTCCCTTGCCTGCGTGTTGGTAGTTAGGTCTGTATGCCTCTCCTGTGGCGGCATCCTTTCCCATCTTCGCTTTCCACATTTCGCAACAGTACGAGGGCGAAACCGATCCGTGTCCTGCACCGCAGATACGCTTTGTTTCCGTAGCGGCACCGAGATTGCTGACACACGATGCGCAGCATTGTTTTATCTCGATGTTGTAGTTGTTTAAAAATTTTTCCATGCTTTTAATACCTTGTAAAAAATTGAGAGTTTACGTCTTCCCATGAGTTGAATGCCGGGTCGAGACCTGTGTAATCTACGTCATCTTCAGGCTCGTCGTCTTCATCCCACTCGTCCAATTCGGGGTAGTTGTCGATGTGTTTGCTTTTCTCGTTCAGCAACACATCAGCTTGTTTCATGTTTGAATTTTTCATCATACCTTTTAATTTTACCTTGTTTTTAAACACCAGTTGGTAGAGCATTGCCAATACCCTGCCTCCCATGCTTCCTCTAATGTGGCTTTAGGATGTTTTCTCAGCCATTCCTTAGCCTGCTCCTTCATCTTCTCCGTCATCTGTTCCAAAGTTTCTTGTTAGAGTGTCTTTAATCTCTTTAATACAGATGTAGAGGGCAACGAAGAAGGCTGCCGTAACAAAAACCTGTACTGTCATAGTTGTAATGATTTGGTTATAGAGGAGAAGGCTGGACTCGAACCAACGCTCATCTCACCGTTACGTGTGTAATTGCTCCTGTTATTACACTTTCTTCTCCATTTGCCGCGACACAGTCTCTCGCGGTGAGAGCAATCGGTTTATAGGGCTTGGACCGCTGCCGCCTATATATATCACAAAATGGTCTTGAAAAACTCACGCACTTTGCAGTACGTGAGCCGCTACGAACGTAGCTTGGGTAATGCGCAAACAAAACCTTAGGACATTTGCTCCCCCGGTGGGAGTCGAACCCACGCTTGCTGGTTGCACCAAAAGAAAAAACACCTTATACGAATTATAGCTATCACAACTTTCCAGCTTTCGGGGGAAACCTTTGAGCCGCATACGGGAGTTGAACCCGTCCTCATTCCGAGATTATAGAACATTGTGCCTGATAGTGTCCTTTATGCGGCTATGGATTTGACAATAAAATAACATCCGGGACTCTCACCCGACGCCTGCCTTTTCAGGCGGTTTTGATTGTTATACACTTGTGGCGGTATGAGTCGCCACGTTAATTATCTCTATCCTTTTATCTTGTGTCAATAAGTCAAAGAGCACGATGTTGTGGGAATACAGGGACTCGAACCCTGTTCTGTTGTCGGAGCGTGAGTAAATCTCTCGTCTGTCTTCATGTCCTGCTGCTGAAGCCGCATTCCCATGTGGGCTTTCGAGTATCACTACTGGATTGCCCTATTGTAATAAAATGAAAGGAGAGTTTATCTTTCTTCTCTGAAATGGTTCTGCCCTGTTATGGCATGACTCCTTATCATGTTGTCTATTTGGGATTTAATATAGAATATTGTATTCCCGACCTTAGATACACTTAGCAATCCTGCCATCTCTCTTGCTTCGAGCCAGTCCTTGCTGACGCCCAAGTACTGCTGAGCTTCCTTTCTGCTCATCCACAGCTTCGTCGCACTAATCTGAACTGTTTTTATCTCCATGATGTTTGCTTTTATACAGGTTAGAATATAATCTTAGTTGTCTGCACACCGCCGTATTCCTCGACTGCGTTTTTTCTGATGATTTTCGCAAGCTCAGAGTTTGTTGTGAACGACAGTGCATCGTAGATTGCTGTCCGCTTGCATCTATGCGCCTTACACATCTTTTCTACTGCGCCATACGGCACCTGAATAATTTTTTTCCTCTTAACCATTGTTTTGTTTATAAATTATTTCTATATTTGCAAACTGGAATCCATTTGCGGACTCGTCCGCTATGGGTGGTTTTTAGAATACTCTGCAAAGATACACGATTTGTGTGACAACACACACATATTGTGTGGTCTTTTAACACATTTTGTGAGGTACTTGTTTCTAACTAAAAAAATGTAAACGTATGGAAGACGTTAAGACCAGACTTGAAGAGCTTTTCGCGCACCTGTCTATGACACAGGCAGAGTTCGCAGACAAGGTTGGCGTAAGCGTCAATGCCGTCACCAACTGGAAGAGTCGCGGAATCAAAGGCAGTGCATTCGAGAAAATCGCTACAGCATTTCCCGAAGTGAATATGAATTGGCTGAAAACGGGTGCGGGTAGCATGATAACCTCTGCCAACGCAGAAATCAGCTACAAGGCAGGCGTCCCGTATTACGATGTGGATTTCCTCGGCGGCTTCGACATCGTTTTCAACGACCAAACGGCAATGCCAAGCTATTACATCAACTTCAAGCCTTTCGAGAAGGCTACCTGCTGGTGTAACATCACAGGGCATTCAATGGAGCCTGAAATCCATCACGGCGACATCATCGCCCTGCGGGAGATAGAAGATTTCAGCTTCCTTCCGTACGGCGAGACATACGCCATCGTGACAAAGAACGATATGCGCACAGTGAAGAAAATCGGTCCTGGCGACACACGAGACACATACAAGCTCATTCCTGCCAACAAGTCAGGAGACTATGCGCCGCAGGAAATCAAGAAAAAGGACATCTTGCATGTGTTCGAGGTTATGGGCTGCATCAAAAAGTTTTGAATATAATAATACAGCAATACATATAGCAAAAACAGAACACCTCAGCAAAAGCCCTGTTTATCGGCAGTTCAGAGCGCGTTTTAAGCTTCCCAAGCCGAGGAGGCGGGTTCGACTCCCGTATTCCGCTCAACGCTGGAAATCAGCAAGTTACACGGATTTAAGAAGAAAAACAAGCTGAAAAACGAACCGATATTTACACTCGAAAAAGTGGTTTTGAGGGCTTTTAAGGGGTACTTTCATACAGCAATACGTATAGCAAGCAAAATGCTGTATATGTACTTAGGCATAAATAGTAACACTTAAAAGTAGAGACATGAAAATCAGTGCTTACGTTGACATGAACAGGGCGAAGGCTGACGGCACATACCCTGTGTACGTCATAGTAGTCAACAAAAACGGTCGTTTCTTCGTGAACACGGGGATGACGACCTGCGACAGGCTCACTGGCGGTCGCGTATTCCCCAAGAAGGACAAGTCGGGTTCGTACAAGACGACCTTGCTCGGCAAATATCTTGCCAACATAGAGCTCCTGTGTGTTCAGCACGACCTTACGGACGATGACAACATTGCGTTGAAGGCTGCTATCAAGCGTGATGTGTTCGGCGTTACTGACAACAGCAAGAGAGATAATCTCGCTGAATACATTGCAAAGTTTGCAGAGACAAAGCGTAAGGCTACTGCTTCGCTCTATGGCATCACGGAGCGCAAGGTCCGTTCTTTCGCTCCAGACGTGACACTCTCCAAGATAGATGCCGGATGGCTTGAAAGCTATCGGAAATGGTGCATAGACAGCGGAATGAAAGTCAACGGTGCAGCAAAAGAGCTCCGCAATATCCGTGCCGTCTTCAACTGGTGTATCAGGAAAGGTGTTACCACCAACTATCCTTTCGACGGTTATTCCATACCAGAAGAAGAGTCCGTTCCGAACAATATCAGCGTGGAAGACCTGCGTACGCTCCGCGACTATCCTTGCGAGGACTGGCAGCGTCAGTATAAAGACTTCTTCTTCCTGTCGTTCTATCTTGCCGGTATCAATCCTGGTGATTTGCTCCTGTTGAGAAGGGAAGCCTTGAAGGACGGGCATATCTCTTTCATCAGGAGGAAGACTAACAAACAGGGCGCAAAGAAAATACGCCAAATCGTTCTCCCAGTCGTTGACGAGGCGATGAAGATAATCAAGAAATATCCGAGCAAGGAGGGTTATCTTGTCGGTTTCATGGATGGAAGGAACGACTACCATTCCTTTTCTCATGCCTGCACTGAGGCATTGAAGAAGATAGGGGAAAAGGAGGTCGTAGAGGACAAAGTGGGAAAGCGGAGAAAGATAGTCTATCATCCGCTGTTCCCTGACATAACACTTTATACTGCCCGCTATTCATTCGGCTCTATTGCCGCCAACGACCTTGACATCAGTGAGCAGACGATAGGTCAGTGTCTCGGTCATTCATGGAGTAAGCGCGTTACATCGCGCTACATCTCTCACGACCAACGGAAAATTGACAATGCCGTCAGGCGCGTCGCCGAATACTTAGAAGCCGAATAGCTCTGCTGCCAGCGGATAGTTTTGGCGAAATCGCACTCGGAAAGCTTCCCATTCCTCTTCCGTATCAGTTGACACTTTGTCGGACAGGGGCTCTTTGGAATATCTTGTGAAGATTTTCTTCATCTCACGCTCGTCATCGAGGTGGAAGGATAAGCTCTTGCAGAACTTTTCTATCTCCTGCGCAGCTTTTTCTTCTGCGTCCTCGTAGTGAAGCCTTTCGTCATGAGGCATAGCACGCAACTTCTCAACTATCTTCAACAGTTGACGATATGCCACCAGTGGCAGAGACTTGCCGAGCAATACAGTGTCCTCGGCTTGATAAATGACTTTTTTGAAAGGTGTAAGCATACTCTTTTGTTTTTGGTTTATTAGGACCGCATGGCGTAATCAAACGCCATGTGGTTTCAGAGACTGTCTTCCTGCTGGAAATAAGCAAGGACGTTAGACGACATCTTTCGCTCGGCACAGATATACCTTTTCGTCGTCTCGATATTCTTGCCGTGTCCCATGAGGACAGCGACATCTTCTATCGAGATTCCTGCGAGGTAGAGGTTAGTGGCGAACGAACGCCTTGCGGTGTGAGAGCTGACGAATTGCCATTTCTCCCCGGTGCAATCCCTACCCCGTCGGCTTATCGTACACATGGCATCTATTCTGCATTGTCTGCATATACGACGTATAATCGTATTGAAGACATCCACACCGCACGACCTCCGATATTCGTCAGCGAGGTAGTTCCTCAGTTTCATTCTCTCGTCTATCGGCACAGTGACGACGATGCCCGGAGTCTTCTTCGGTACGTACGACAGCATATTCGTGTCGATGTCGCAGTTGTTCAACGAAAGCCGTTCCGCGTCGCAGAGTCTTGCTCCTGTCAGCATCTCAACGACAAAGTTGCGCTTGACGTATCGCTCGATGTCGCTCTTAGGCGTGTAGTCGAGTATTCGCATCATCTCCTCACGGGTGAGATATACAGCCTGCGAAACATTTTCCTTGACGGACAGGATTCTTGCGTAGTCGTCGGATGGCACTTTCGCCTTGTTAGCGTTGAGCACAGCCTTCAGCTCCGCACACATAGTCCTTACCGATGAAGACGCAAGCCCTTCGTCAAGGCTGTCGAACACGAAATCCTGCAAGAGGTCGTTCGTGATGTCTTCCCACTCTGGATTCCTTCCAAGAATGTCGCGCAGCCTGTTCAGCGTAGCCGTTCGCTTTGGGTATCTCCAAAGAAACGTTCCGACGAAGCTGTGGCGCCATTCTCTCGGATTGTCCTCGAAGTAATCGAAGTAGCCGTAATCTATTGCTGCTCCGAACTTTACCTTCTGCTCGTAAGACAGAGAAACTAAATCATCTTTGTTCATATTCTGCAAATTTAATAATATAAGATATAATACGACTAAATTTTGGGTTAAAATGTTGAAAAGGCGCCTTCCGGCACCCTTCCATGAAGACCACTTAGCGCAGCGAGAAGAAGTCGCTCGGTTTGTTCGACACTCGTATCGTCGGCAGTCCAGGCGCTAACGGATAGAGCCCTTCGTTGATGATATATCCGAAGAGAAGACCTTTCGGGTCGGTGAGTGTATTGTGGCATACCACCTCTCCGAAGCATCCGTGTACGAGCATGTTCACGGCAGACATACGGCAACAGTCGAGGTCCACATCCTCTGCTATGAGGTACGGCTTGCGTTTCTTGTCGAGAAGAAACTTTGTATGACAAGCCAGCAAGTTCCGCGCAGAGCCTGCGGCAGGGTCGCTAATTGTCACACGTTTTCCGAAGGCTCCGCAAAATGATGTCGGTTCGGTGTCGGTGTTGACGAAGCCTCCCGCCATGAGGTTGCAGATGTCGACAGGAGTGAAGAACTGCCCTCTCGAACCGCCTTTAGGTGTCAGTTCCATGAACAGGTCTCCCCATGCGTCATACCACGCGCTCGTTTCCAACTTGTCCTTCATCAGGGCGAAATACTCTTTCATCATCTCGTGGAACTCCCTGTTCTGTTCCTTCGTGTAGTTCCACGTCGGGTCGGGTTTAGGTTCCGGGTTGAAGTTGAAGATGATGAACTTCAACAGGTCGGACATGACCTGCTTCGTGCCTTTCCCATTATGGTATGAGAAAGACTGAATGTGCTTAACAAGCTCCTTCATATCCATCATATTTTGGTTAGACATAGCGGGTGGTATAACCACCCTTAGAGACGTACGTCGTCATAGCACTCCATTCTGCCATCCATCAGTTGCATGTAGATGTTGGTGTACCTGTCTCGCTCACTGCCTTCGCAGCAATTCATTCCTTCGGCGTAGAATTTTATCGCATCGCCGCGTTTCATCTGCTCAGTCTTGTTGTAGCAAGTGATAGTGACGATGTCGTCGAGAGGACTTTTCTTTTCCTCGACTTCAACCTTCTTGTCGTCAGGAGAACCTTGCACCTCGCATTCTTCCACAATGAACTCGGTGTGGTTCGTGGCATAGCGACCATCCTCGTAAGCCTCGAAATGGTCTGGCGCGTCGTCGGAAATATTCCATCCCATAGAGTTGGCGTATTCCATTTCGTCATCTCTCCACTCCTTCAGCATGGCAATGGCTGCTTCTTTTGTGTAGAACACTTCCGTGTGCCTTTCAAGGACTTCGCAATCTACTGCCTGATGTGCTGTAAATACATAAACTTTCATACTCATTTTGTTTTGGTTAGACAATAGTGGCAGGTTTCCCTGCCGTAAGACTAAACAATGAATTCGTGTACCGTCATATAGATGCCTTCTTGCTCCCAAATTGAATGTGACTGATACCACCCGGCAATATCGCCTTCACGGGATTCGATATAGGCATCAACATCATCCATCTGCTCGTTGTAGCGGACCATTATAATCTGGCAGTCGTAAAGAAATCCGTGCTTATCGACAAAAACGCAAGAATAAGCATTATTGTCGAGGCAATCCTGCAACTCGTCGTCATGAATTTCAGCGGCACTTTTGTAGCCGAAATGCTTCATGATGTTCTGCTTGCAAACTTCTACGACTTCAAGCGTCTTTCCGTACTCTTTCATTTTTTTGATGGCGGATTTTTTCATCTCCATGTACGCATTCAGATAATTACCAACATAATCTTTTTCCATATTCGTAAACTTTTTTGGTTAGACAATAGTGCCATACCTGCAAGTATGGCTAAAGACTAAATTTCCTCGAACGGCATCAGGTCGCAGGACAATATATCATCCCACACAGCCTGTATGTCCTCATCCCACCCTGTGTCCTCTCGCTCGTTGATAAGACCAGCGTCGAGCGTCATAGGAATAGAAAAGACGACAAACGGATAGGTATTGCCATCCTCGGCTTCAAACCTGTGCTTGGAGAATGTAAGTGTTCGCTCTTCTTTGTCAGCATCGTAGCATTTCATGCGCCAAATACTGTCATCGTCAGGAAGATTGATAATCTTGTTCCTGAACTCGTCAAATGTGATGTAATGTTTCATACTTGTGAAGTTTAATTCTCCTGATTGTGGACTTTGTTGTATATTTCAAGAAAAACTTCTTCATGTCTTGCTCTGACATGAAGCGGAGCGCCATAACGTTTGCGAGTGTATGTTATCTCGCATCGGTAACAGTCCTCGTCTTTCTCCACACACGTTCCACCTAAGTAGTCGGGGTTGCTTACAACATTGACAACTTTCAAGCCGTTGGCAGTCATATAGCCTACGACTTTCTTACATTGCTTCTTTACTATTCTTCTTTTCATAGATAAAAACTATTGGTTATTTGTGCCCTCGTTGTAGCGAGGGCGAGAGGCTATTTCTTCTCTTCTTTCGGCTTTTTGTAGTAGCACGTTACCTTATATCCCTGCATCGTAAAATACTTGGCAAGGATGAAGGCTTCCTTGTAATACAGGTTCAACTTGATGCTCCTTGTGTTTGTGTAAGGGCAGAGTTTGATGCCGTCCTTGACGCAGTTCTTGACGTGCTTTTCGTCAACAAGGAAAGATGCAAATTGTTCCATTTTCTTTCCTGTCTTCTCATCCACATAGAACTGCGTAAACGCACAAAGGCAGTTGCCGCCGAAGATGTTGGCTACCAGTGTGTGCCCGTCTTCGTAGGTGTACACATAGCCAATCCTGTGGTTGTAATACCATCTAATCATAACTATTCTTTTTAGGGGTTAAACAATGCGCCCACGCCTGCAAACGTGGGCTGAGAGACTAAGAGATTTTTGGCAGTTAGAGTTTTATTCCTTTCTTCTCAAATAGGAGTTTAATCACTTCCTCAGTCTGCCTGTTGATAGACGAGCTGTCTGGGTAACATGTGATACCATGAGAATCACCAACATACACATAACCATAGCCATAGTTCATGTGCTTGCTTTTCCCCATTTCATTATGCCAATAGGAATAAATCTCTCCACGGATGGCTTCCTTCAAAACATACATCCAACTATCGACACTTGTTTCTTCAATACGCTTGTTGACAATCTGCTCGATGTCGTTGATGTGCATACATTTGTCTTGTTTCTTTTTCATATTCGTAAATTGTTTGGTCAAAATAGTGCCATCGTTGCAAAGAGGGCAGGAAGACTAATCTTTCAGCCAGTCGCTTATGGCATTAACAGAAGAGTAGAAGAAAACGGCATCGGGGTACATGAGATAAATACGGCGAATGTGATGCCGTATTTCTCCGTACTTCATGTGATATGCACGCCATTTCTCGTCGCAAGCGTCCATTGCTTCCGACTCTAACATTTCAGTTTGTCTTTCCAATCTAAGCCACCTCTTGAAGATGATTCTCAGATTGTTGAATCGTCTTGCTTTCATAATCTTAAAGTTTGGTGAAACGTTGTGCCCCACGTGCAAGTGGGGCTGAGAGGCTAAGCAACATACGATTTGAAGTTCTCCTTGCGAAAACTGCGGAAGTTCTGCGCCACAGTATCAAAGTATGTGACGAGGTCAGGGTTGGCAGGTCGGTTGCTGTCGCTGTTGATGAGCGGCAAGATAACGTCGTCCTGCAATGTTCCAAAAGCCTGCCGTGTCGTTCCGTCTTTCTTAACGAAGTAGAACTCAACGATACGGCTCTTCATAGCCTTTACACACTCTGCAATCTGCATTGCCTGATTCTCACAGTCAGCCATCGGGCGACCAGTGATTTGATTGATGCGCTTGGCATCGGTCATTACTTGTTCTGACATAGCTCAATCTCCTATTAGTTGATTTAATTCTCCATAGATAGCATCGTTGAAGTATTCCCACGCGTGATTCATCTCGTAGTCGTCTTCAACATTGTCGCACTCGTGAAACCTGTCGCCAAAGAAATACGACATGATTTTGTTTGTCAGTCTGTCTGCAATTTCCTGCTTCTTATCCATATTCTTACTTTATTGGTTAAACATAGAGCCCCGTAAAGGGGCGAGAGACTACAGCGAGTCTGCTGACTCTACAAAGAAGATAAACGTTTGGTCGGAAATATATCCGTTGTTAAACGCTTCTTGGAAATCACGCTCGTTATCGTACCACACTACTCCGTCGCTGTACGAACTATAAGCGAGGTCTAACTTTTGCTCGTCAGTCATTTCGCTAATTACTGTCAAATCGAAATTGTCAGAAGGAAATACTAATACTTTCATAATCATAAGGTTTTGGTTAATAATAGTGCGCCCGTAGGCGCTTAGACTAATAATCAACATTTTGCTCGACATCCGACAGGCAACCATCTTTATCGCAGCGAGGGCATACGTCTTCATGTGTGTCTACATACATCATGGCTCCGCAGTTGCAGCATTTTACAATATCGCTGCTCTCGCATGACGAGAAGTCGAAGATAGCATTCTCCAATTCGTGAGGAAACACCTCTGCTTGCGAACATTCGTCGGAAATCAATACCACAGCATCATCTTCGTCAGCCGAAATGCTATCGACATGCCAGATGCGCGTTAAATCCCTGTGTTCTTCATCGGGGTCATGCCAAATGACATTTCCTCCGATGTACAACTCTCTTCCGTAAATATCAGTAATCATAATTTAAAAATATTGGTTATGTTAGCACCCTCAAAGAGGGTTAAGACTAATGCGTGAAGAAAGCTCCTCGCGTGATGGAGTAGCCGATGTTCGTGAAATCCCTATCCATCATCTGCTCATCAGTGAGCACCTGCTCCGTGTCGTCGATGCAGTTTTGGACATAGAACTTTCCGTCATTGTAGTCGATAGACTTACTCGAACGAAGACCTAAATTCAACTGAATGAAAAAGTCGTGAACGCCGTTCGAGATGAACTGCTTTAACTCGCTTAGTGAATTTACTTTTGCCATATTCGTATTTTTTTGGTTAAACAATAGAGCCCCCGTAGGGGCAAAGACTAATTCCCGATGGTAAAGCCGTAGCGTTTCCACATCTCCATTCCTGTGGGCTTGTACTCCTTCTGACCTTTCCCATCAAACCAATCCATAGGAAGCCATACGTCAATGCCGTACTGCGAGCTGTCTATGAATGAGCGGTCGATGCCCAGGTCCTCGCACAGGAACCCTACGTCAGACAGCGTTGGCACGTTACACCCTCCGTAGATGCACACCTCACCATTTTCCTCATAATTCACATCGGAACCGAAATTGTGGTTCTGAGCAATATGCTCAATACCCCAACATAACACTTCAATACATTTCATACTCTGTTCATTTTTGGTTAGACAATAGTGCTCCAGAAGGAGCGAGAGACTAATAGTCTGAGAGGTCGTTGATGTCCGAAAGTGGTATCTGTCTTGACATTCCTCTCGTCTCGTCAGCGTCGAGAGGATAACTTTCCATCCATCCTGTTGCATCTTCAAGTCCGCAAAGATACGCTCGTCGTTCTTCCTCAGTCTTGAACATACGCTTACCAATACTGTTTGGGCTGTCCTTAAAGATACGTTTCAAACCTGCCCAATCACGTTCGGCAGCTCTGTTGGCGGCATAGTCGCCAAATACTACATATTGTTTAATCATATTGTAAAGATATTTGGTTAATAGAAATGGCGGGCAGTATCGCTCTGCCTCGCCCCAACCAACTAAAACTAAGAATTTAATCTTCCTCGATGGATTTAAGGTATTCATTCTCGAACCTGTCGAGTTCATCCAAATAATCCTTTGTCTCGCTCGTATGCTCCCAATCAAGTTCATACTCGAATTTCTGCGCGAGACGGACAATTTCCTCGCATACGGCAGTATGGTCCGGCAGCCGTTCGTTGATGCTATCGAAGAGGTCTGCGGACAGCATGGCTACGGTCTCACATAGGAGCCGCATCTTGTCACTCAGTTCTGGTTCCGGGACCGCGCTCGTGATGAAGTCGATGTGCCCGTACGCAATCTCACTGACGTCAATACGAAACTCGTCACTGAATGTGTCTTTGAGATAACCCGTTATGACAAGGTTGCCGTTGGAAACCTCTGCCTCCGTGACAACTACATCACTCGGACCATATTCGCTGTCAAAATTGCACAGGACACATGGTTTAATTTTCCTGAAGACATAACTGCCTCCGATAGCATTCAACTTGTTCTTCAACTCTCTGATTTCACGCTGCTTGATTTCCTCGTATGCAGCATAGATAGTTTTTTCACTCATATTCTATGTGTTTTGGTTAATATTGTTCTCCCCGTGCAAGGGGAGATAAGAGACCTAATATCTGCAAGGATGGTTTATAAGAGCCATAATTTCTTCTGGAGATTCAATAACTTCTTCAAAAGTGCTTGTCAAGGCGACATAAGTAAATTTTGAATTGCCCCATTGCTTGCGTACAGCTACTATATTCTCGACGTTCACATACACATCGGCAATCTCCAATTCTTTTTTTTAAATTTCTCTGTGTAACTTAATAAATCTTGCCATAATTCCATTGTTTTAATTGGTTAATTCGTGGGAGCCGTGCAAGACTCCCGTAAGACTAAGCGTTCTCATCTTTCTTCTCTGCCTGCTTGCAGAAGTTTTCTATTCTCTCCTGCATAGAGTGGCAGGTTCCGTAGAGCCAAAAACAGTCGTAATCGTAGCCGCGACCAACGAGCAGGTAGTCGCCCTCCTTGATAGCTCGGTCGATAAGCTTCTCAGCGCGTTCAACAAGGTGTTGGTGTTCGGCTTTGCTAAGGTGTGGATTGATGAGAAGAAACATCTGCATGATGTTCTTCTTGTCCTCTTCACAGGTGGGGCGATAGATTTCCATCGTGTTGTCGCTGCTCCCGAAGTCAAGCAAGTTTTCCTCGTAGGTTTCCTTGACCATAATCTTGCGGAGCATGGCGTTCAGCACACCTTCCGCGCTCTCGTCATACTTACGGCACTCGCCCTCGTTCATGAACTCTGTTCCGTCATTGGCAACATAGACATTGTACTTCTCGACATGGGTTCTCTCCTTAGAAATAACTTTCATAATCTTTTAATTTTAAATGGTTAGACAATAAATTCGTGCCGTGTCCTTTGCACGGCGTAAGACTAAACAACTTTCTTTTTGTTCTCGGCTTCTTCGTCGTCGGTGTACCCTAATTCGTAGCACGCATCTTCGTAGATTTCCTCCAATGTCCACTTGTCGCGCGTGTAGAAATTTGTAATCCACGTGCTCATGACTTCTTCAAACGGAATAAGTTCAAAAGACAGCAGATTTCTCATCATGTCGAGGTCTTCATCGTAATACCCGTAGTCGTAGTATTCAGTGCCGTAGTAATCACCGAAATACGACCCGTACGATTTTCCATACGACTTTCCGTACAACTTATCGTACCATGAGAACGATGACCGATACGAAGGTTTGTATTCGTAGGGATAAACGTCTGTGCACGTCTCGACGATATGCTCAACGAAACGCAGGCAGTTCTCCAATTCGGACAACTTCGTGACCTCCCCTGACGTGTGCGCATGATAGTAGCCACACGACAGGTTCAGACACGAGATGCCTACACCACGCTCGACAAGTTCTCCTACGTCAGTGATGGAACCGACTTCTTCAACGTAGCCGAAATCTTCCGCGCCGATAGCCTTGATGAACTCATCAGAGCATACATCGCCGACACTCATAGACGTTATGAGGTCGTTGCCGTTCATGCGGTCGGGCTCGACGATGAAACGACAGTCTTTGAAGAATGTCAAATCTACGGCACTCGAACCGATGCACCCAATCTCTTCGCCTGCAAAGAAAGCTACCTTCAAAACGTCATACTTGCGCAGACATTCGAGGCAGATAAAGATGCCGTTCTTGTCATCTGCTCCAAGACCTTGCTGAGCCATGCTCTTTGCAGAGTAACCAAAACAAATGTCGCCATGTTCAAATACGCGAAAATCCTTTGAGTGGTCTTCCTGCACTTGGTCTATATGCGAAGCAAGGCACGGATAAGTAGCGGACACGCCCTTTGTGATAAGGATGTTTCCATGCTCATCCTGCACGATGGATGTAGCACCGCAGGCTTTCGCCTGCTTTTTGAGGAACTTGCGCATCTTCTTCTCTCTCCTGCTCGGAGAGTGGATAGCATAAAGCTGAAATAATAAATCTTTGTTCATTTCTTTAAGTTTTAATTGGTTAATAATAGCGGAACGCCATGCAAGACGTTCCAAAGAGACTTTTACGCAGCACTACGTTCAACGGACGGCATGAGGTCCTCGTCGAGACCACCGATGTACCACTGGTCGTTGTAGAAAGCGGCACATCCCTCTCGGAAGCAGCAGTCGAGATACTCATTGCTAATGAACACGTCATGGTAGCGTTCGCCGCCCCATACTGAAACATAGGTGCCTTCATCCTCACGCAGCCACTTGCACTCATGGTCGCAGTAGATGTAGCCGTACTCATCAGCGTACGCGGTTTCTGCATTATCATGGCACGTTTGGCAGCAATAATCTTGCTCTGTGAGTTCGGAGTACCATGCGTCATCGCACGGGAAGTACTCACCACATTCAGGACAGAGCATGATGCCGTTTTCCTCCGGGTACATTGCATCTTCGCCGGCGTAGTAATATTCGCAGCCGATTTCTATGCAGTCGTCGCATAGGCAGTATTCTCTATAGAAACCGTTGGCACGTTCGTGGTAAACACGAGCACTGACGACGGAGTCGTTTTCTATATACGAATCTCGCGTTTCCACGTAAGTTACTTCATCCTCACGATAATAGTCATTGTGATACTCGCTATAAACACGATTAGAGAGATATTCTCCCTCCGTGGTGTCAAGACACTGGTCTCCGCGTTCGTAGTTGTACGCTTCTTGCTCCCCCTCGTCAAACCACTTGAAGCTGTCTTGATAAGACACGCTGTCGCCACGATCAAGACGGCAGCGAATGCTGAACCTTTTGTCTTCAAGTGAATTCCCGTTGTTGTCGAGAAATTCTCTCGGAGAATGACAGGATGCACCGACACGCTTGTAGCCGTCGATGTGTCCGTCACGGATGAGGGCAGAGATGAGCTGACGTTGCAGATTGAGTTCTCTGAACTTGCTGTACTGACGCTCTGCGAGACGCCATTTGTTGCCATCCTCATCCAGCACATCAGTATAGATGATGCAACGGGCGACAATCATGCCGTCACAGTCGGTAAGGTACGCAGCCTTAGCGTCAACGGCATCCCTGTAAAAACGCCAGTTGTCGCGGTCTGTCATACACGAGCCGAAGGAATCTCCGTCCTCGTCATAGCCGGCGCAGCAACTCTCGTCATAGATGTCGTCGAAATTCTCATCGACGTGTAGAGTGTAAACACTCTCAACGATGTTCTCACGAGCATACTGCTGCCAATCGGCTGCAAACTCTTCTTCGAGCCAACGCTGTATCTGCTCAGGAAGCAGACGCGTGATGCAGTTGCTCTCGATGAGATGCTTAGCCATCTTGCCTGCCTTCATCTTAAAGACTTTCTCCTTCTCGATGTTGCGATAGCGGATAGCATTTATCGTGCCATCCTCACACAATCCAACGAGGGAATCTGTCTCGTAATCGGGCGAACAGAATTCCTGTCCCATCAGGCGCATGACGTGATAATATTCCGTCACGCAGAGGGATTTGGTTCTCAGTACCGAAAAGAGGACTTGTTTCAGCACCGGCAAAGATGGCTGCAACAGGTCGTGCGGCATGTATGAAGGCTTTTTGTCAGCAAGTAACCCATACTCGATGCGCATACGACTTGCGTTTCGCGCATCCTTAACGAGCGCTTTGTTGTAGCGCTCTTTGACGTGGTCCATTCGGGCGATAACACCTTGATACTCGACGTAGCGAATATGTCTGCGGAGAGCAAATTTCTCCTTGTACAAAGCAAGAAGAATTTTGTTTCTGCGACTCTTCACTCCATTTCCGTGCTCGATGATTCCGAAGCGTTCCTTGAACCCTTCGTAATCTTTGAAATCAAAATAAATCATATCTGTAAAATTAGTTGGTTAAACATCGCGGTAGCCATGCAAGACTACCAAGAGAGACAATTATTCATGCGTTTTTCGAGTGTTACCTCAGCCATCTCTCCGTCATCTTTGCAGATAACGAATACTCTGTCCGTGAAATCCTTGACATCAACATCACGAGTCTCCTCGTCAGTGTCGTCATCCTCCTCGCGGACATTTTCAATCGCAATCTTCCGCATCCTTAAATAATGCTTGCGTGCCTCGTCAATAGAGGGAAAAATTGCTGAAGATGAATGCAGATACGATTCCTGAGGAACCGCACGTGCGTAAGTGACGATAAAAGCTTCCATATTCAAAAAATTTGGTTAATAGCTCCCGTCATGCAAGACGGGAAAAGGACTACGCGGATTTCCATGCCCTATAAATATCACGGAAAACCAAAATGGCAAAAATCAACGCTGATATACAGCCGATAGGGGCGACGATGTTTTCTGCAAAACCTACATAAGAGCAGGCTGCGCATGCACAAAGCGAGATAAAAAACAATACTTTCATATTCTAAAAACTTTTGGTTAGAAATAGCGCAGCCGTTCATGGCTGCTGAGACTTACTGCGGATTAGTTCAGTCAGTTCGCGTGCGTGGAGATATTTTCGCAAATTCACACGCCGCTCAATGTTGTAAATGGTTTGCTTGTCATCTTCCGTGTAGAACGGGTCGGAGATTTCTTTCACACCGCAGCTAAACAGGTCTGCATTACCGAAACGACTCTTCAGATGTAAATCGAAATACGGAACAAGTTCGGGAAAGAATTTGCCAATGTAGTCGTGGTCACGACCACCATGACAAAAGCAGTCGAGCCGTTCTGCCTCTCTGCCAAATACTCTCTCTCCGTTCACTATCGGATATTCCATACATGTGATGGAAAAGAAATGATAGATATTTGGCTGATAGCGTACAACTTCAACGCTCACACGCAACTCAAACTCCATTCCGTCACGAAAATGCCGCACGGAAGGAGACCATTTCATTAAAATATCTTCCATATTCTTATAATTTAGTTGGTTACACAATGTTCGCTCCGCCAAACCAACGGAGCGACGAAAGACTATAAGTTCGGGTTATACCATAACGCTTCAGGCTCAACATCAAATGATTTGCCCCTGTACTCAGCGTGATAGCCAGGGATATATACCTGTGATACACTCGTGGTTTGGTGCTCAATCTCAGTACGGACGTACTTAGATGTCCCCGTTCTCTCAATCTCTTTGCTCATTTCTTTTTCCAAACCGCCATAGATAATCTCTTCAATGTTCGGAATCAGCCTTTTGATTTTGTCAGAAGACTCCGCTGCGATTTTTCTCGCATCTTCTTTTAACATTTCATAATTAGTGTATCTATGCACTTCCTCTCGCCTCTCTATAAATTCAAGGGGATGCTTCCACATCTTAACGGCTTGTTCAAGAGGATAAATGAGATTGATTTTTGCGTCTCTACGACCATAAGTGTGGTCATAGTCAGACGTGCTCACAAACACAACTTTGGAAATTTTGACCTTCAGTGGGTGAGCCAAGCAAATTTCTTCTAAAGTTTTCATATTCATTCATTTTAGTTGGTTAATAAAATGTCAGCACAGGCGGACAAAACGAACGAACTAAAAAGTCCACCCATGCCGTAAAAGACTACCCGTAATAAGGTTCGTAGTTCCCGACGCGTAATTTCATACGTCGAGCGTAATTTTGTGCCCATCCTCTATATGTGTAGAAATTAGACACACGATGCCAACACTCGGAATTGACGAGCTTGGCTACGCACCACCCACGCGTATCGTGAATGATGCGGTAAACACCTTCTCCGTATCTCATATTCAAAATTTTGGTTAGTAGCGCAGCCGTTCGGCTGCAAAGAGACTCACGATGAGTAAGGATGATTCACGGAGAAACGCGCACCAAACATCCAGTACACGTCACAACGCTTCACGTTCACTCGTTCAATCCGTTTGGCGGGTATCTTGTACCGCTCAACTTCCCGACGCGTGTATAACTCATTTTTCACGAGGATGTTCCCATCGGCACGTCTAAAATTGTCGTACTCTGGTTTTACTCTGTAATATTCCATGATTCTTCGGTTTGGTTAAAAATCGCTCATCACGCCAAGCCAACGTGATGATGAAGACTAATGTACGCGGATTTCAACTCTCCGCTTTCGATCGTTCCAATAAGCGGTACAGCACAAGTCCAGAGCCTCCGCAGCCTGACCGATGTCGCCCACGCCCATGATATGCGTGTCGTCCTCGTTGAAAATTGTAACGGCATCTCCGTCTTCGTCAATTTCCAAGAGGTTTTGGTTGAATGTTCCGTTGTTAAAATAATAGTTGTTACGGCACATCTCAACAAACAATTTTAAATTCTCCATATTCTCAATTTTAATTGGTTAGACAATAGCGCGTGGCATGCAAGCCACGCTGAAGACTAATTGATACTCAGCAACTCTTCGCCGGTCCACTCGTTTATGAACTTGAATGATACGATTTCGTTCAAGCACAACTTTGACCCGTTGAGGTTCAGCTCAACAACATCGTCGAAAATTCTACGCTGAAATTTCCTAAACTCGCTCACAACGTGAGCAATCTGCCCCTTGTCGAGGCGCACGATTTTGTGGAGCCCGTTAGTAAGAGCAACCACTGTTCTGTAATTTGTCATATCTTGTAAAATTTAGTTGGTTAATAATCGTACTCGCACCGCCAACGGCAGCACGAGCGTAAGACTACATCATTCGCTCAATGCGGAGGATTTCCCTGTGCAGCGCACGGATGAACTTCTTTCCTGCATCTGACGGCAGGAAGAACAAGAACAGCCACACGGCATATACTATGCCAACAAAATTCCACACGAGATTTCCCTCATTAACGATGAGCAGCAACGGCAGCATCAGTGCCATCGCTGCAATGTGCAACAATAAACTTTTCATATTCGTAAAAATTAGCAAGTTAATTTGGTTTCGCAGACGAGCAATTATTTCATCTGCGAAATGAGAGGTTTTCGTACTTAAATCCAAAGTTTTCGTACTGCAACAAGCCCAATTAACTCATCTGCCAGTTTTCGTACTCTGAATTATCGTACTCTCAAAATAGCAAGAGCGAGCAGGTTTCCCGTACTCGCTCCCGTAGTCTCCGGCTCTTCGTTTTCGTACTCTCTCGTTCTCTCCTGTGACTCTCCTGACAAGCAGGGCATCTTTGCCACAACCGAGCCGTATAGCAGATTAGGTCATCTGCCATGCCGTTCTTTATGCTGTGGGTATTGAAGTTATCGCACCCGTTAATTTCTTTCGTTGCAGGCTTGCGCCTCGATAATTTGCTAAAGTGAATTAAATGAATTATCGTACTTTCGCGGTTAACCACTCCGCACGACCAAGCAGCGAGGTCGTTCAGTGCAAAAACACTGAAAAAAAAGAATATGATTTATTATTCGGTTGATAAACCTCCACGGGCGTAGTACGAGTCGCGCACGGCTTCAGCATAAATGCTGCACGGGATAGGGAGCTGCATATATCAACGAGGAACAAAACGCAAGCGTTCTCTCCTCGTGCTCCTGCGTGCCGGCTGCGGCTCTCACGTCTCCGCATACGCTCTAACCGGTTTGTGACACATCGCTGACCGCTGTCAGTTCCCCGCTCCGTTCAGCCGTGACGACGGAAATCCATCCGTTAAACCCGTCACGCACCTACTCGCTCGGCTCGTTCGTTCAATATGTCGTGAATGTCGTTCATCCGGGCTTGCAACCGGTACCGATAAATCGGTAGCCACATTACACGGCTCACGCCGTGTGCTCTGTGTTTATTGTCGTCAGGAAAATCCTCGTTGCGTCGTCGTAGACGTCTATCGGCTCGTTCTGCGAAAAGGAAATTTTCTTCACGTTCAGTTTCATCTGCCGCCAGTTCCTTGCGTAAATCCTGCAGCGGGTAAATCCCATCAGCCCGACGAGATAGCATCGGCACCATTCTTGCGGGATGGTCTTCCGTTCGTCTCTTATTCTCTGCAACCACATACGGCGGCTGCTCTCGGCAGATCTGCCACGATGGTTCACGAAATTCATTCGCTCAGCCATCATTTTTTCGCTTTTGTTCATATCGTTCGTTCGTTTTAATCGTTCAGCCTGTTCGCTCGGCTCGGCTGCTTCTCCGTTCGCTCTGCATTTATAGAGGCTTGCGACTCTCACCGGATCGGTGGCTGCATTAAACGGGTAAAATTTGAGTATAAAGAAATAAGGAACACTTTTTTGTGTTCCCTATTTCCTTTGTCGGTTGTGTGTTCCTTATTCTTCGGTGTCTTCGGTGTCTTCGGTGGCACCCAATTTGGCGCGTGCATTGTCGTACATTCTTCGCTTGGCGTCTTCGGTGGGTGCAATTCCAGTGAGTAACTCACACTTCTCAAATAGGTTTTTGTTCTTGTCGCACCACTCCGAGAAACTCGGAAACTCTGCAAGCCTTTTGGCAATACTTTCGAGTTTCAACAAGTAAACAAGAAACGAGCGAAACGAAATCATAATTGCCGTTTGAGAAACACCGGCGGAAACAAGATAGAATGTAGTATTGCCGGCAATTAGCGCACCCTTGTTGTCATCTGCATTTTCCGGTTTACTCGTTGTCAGTTTCAACGCACCGTTGTGCGTTGTGTTCAACCACGTTTCAACATCTACTTTGTCGCGTAACTCTGCAAGACGTGCAATAGCTTCTTCTTTTGTCCTGACTACAACCGCTTTGCTCTGCTTGTCGGCTGCTTGCTTTTTGTTTTGTTTCATGTTTGTAAAGTTTTAGTTATACATATATGTTTATTATCACGTTACAAAGTTACGAAATTATCTAATATATTGCAAAATAAAGAATATTTACAAAATGAAGCTGCATAAAAGCTCACAAAGGGATCTAATTTTGTTTTGCTAAATCATGACGGAAAAACAAAATAAACGTCTAAAAACGGCTAAAAACGGCTAAAAACGTGGCGTATTAAACCGGTATATAGAAATATTGATATAACTTTTATTCTTTGTCTTAATTAGATTTAGTACAATTAAGCATCGGGGAAATGTATGAATATACAAAGATAGTGTATTTTTATACATTTGAGAAGGTGGCGCGATTTGCGAAAAATCTTGACATATACAGCATTTTTGCATAAAAATACGCTCTATTATTACCTATAATATAGGTTATGTATAATTATGCAAGCGCAAAACGTTGATTTTCAGGAACTTATGTAGTGTAAAGATTTTTGATAGGGGTACACCCCCTGCCGAGCCACCCCCAAAACCGCCTATGTCACCTCCTCAAAAAATTTTCCCCGATTTTCCCTTAATTGTGAACGAAAGTTAAAAGCGTATTTTTATACATGATTTCCAAGAATAGTGTATTACTCAAAATATTTCATACATGGTTAAGAAGTTAATATTTATCAATATTTCGGAGAAGTTATGTATGTTATGAATAATAAGTTGTATATTTGCGGAGGATTTGGCAAAGTCTTTGATAAGGTAATCAGAGAAGATTTCATCTTTATAGTTGCTCGACATCGTTATTTTGTGCATTTGGTCATAAGAGTCTCGATGTTTAGGGCGTTTGGCGAATGTAGTAGTCATACATGGCTTATACATTCGGTCGGTTTTAGTTAAATCCGTTAACATTTCCGTTTTTTGATTACCTTCAGGCATCAATGCAGTAAGGATGTGTACAGAAGTCAGGTTTGTTCCAGGCATGTTTACTTCCAATCGCGTCAAGTACGAGTATGTCGAGGTTGTGTTATCCAATTTCGACTTTGACGGCTTGCGTAAGTACATGTGCAAGCATGATATACGTTGGTCATACAATGGTGTAATGTCGGTACCGAGTACGTTCGAGTTGATAAACACGGCAAGGAGTCTGTTGTACAAGGTAGTAGAGTCCGATGGTAAGTATTCCACTTGTGGTAGGCATAGTTTTGTTGCCACCCGTATAGGCAAGGAGTTGCGTCTTGACTACGTAGCTTTCTCCGGCAGGGTGTGTATGTCTGGTAAGGAGGATAGTGATGGGAAAGAGGGATGATGCGTTACGTGAGCGTGATGCTCAGATAGATGCCATGATAGACCGTTTCGACATGGAGAAGCGTTGTGGTCTTTCCCGTGAGGAGATACACCGCAAGGTTCGTAAGAGCATGGTGTTGAACAATCTTGCCTTTGTCTTTGCCGATGCCGCTAACACGTTCCTGATGGATGCGGAGGATTCGTTGAAGGGTATCGGTGTCGCTTTCACTCATAAGGACAGGTATAACTTCTCCCAGATGATGAAGGCGTTGGGTTCGGCGCGTGCATGGGCTGCGCAGTCGGCATTGCCGATGTACAATATCCCCGATGTCGATGATGCCTGTGCCGACAGTGACTGGTGGCATAACCTTTTCCTTCTTATCGACGACCGTCTTGGCGATGATGCGAGGAAGACGAACATGTTCCTTGAATATCTCCTTGCCATGCCGAGTGCGGTAGGTCTTTTCGATATTACTTATGACGACTTCAAGAACTTCAATCATGAAAGATAGTGTTATCATAGACAAGATTTACGGTGCCCTTGTTGGTACCGTCAGTGGTGCGGACTACGATTTCCACTCCCTCGGCAGGAGCTGGGGCTACCGCAGTGGTGAGATATACCAGCGTAACATGGTGGTGATGAACAAGAACGTGCGCAAGCTCGGCAAGGAGTGTCCCGTCCTCTTCAACGAGGGTGACTACTGGCTTTTCGACGGCAGGATATATGTCCCCATCCGTGAGGAGCTCATCGTGGCGGCTTTCTACCTGTTGGTGGAGCATCTGGAGATACTCCCTGCCATCAACAACAAGATGTTTGCCAAGACCTTCACCGATGCCATCAGGTACTACAATCCGATGGTGCAGTCGCGTAACCTCGTGGCTTTCGAGAACGGCGTGTTGGATATTGCGCCGATACTGAAAGGGAAGAAGCCCATCTTCCACGACCATTTCGACCCTCGTTTCCATGTCACCTACTATCATCCGTATGCGTATGACGAGAAGGCTCGCTGTACGCGTTGGCTGAACTTCCTCCATGAGGTGTTGCCGGACAAGAACTCCCGTGTGATATTGCAGATGTTCCTCGGTCTCGGTCTCATCGACTCCAGCGAGGTGTATCTTCCTTATGAGGGTCGTGATGCTGCGAGGGTGGAGTTATGCCTTCTCCTTATCGGCAGTGGCGGCAACGGCAAGAGTGTCATCTACAGGACGGCGCGTGGCGTCTATGGTTCCGACCGTATCAGCGAGGTCCCTTATGTAGAGCTGACGATGACTGGTGACGAGGGTATGCGTTCGCGCCTTCCCTTGCGTCATAAGATTTTCAACTGGAGTACGGAGGAGGATGGCAAGAACTTCTGCCGTAAGCATACGAGTACGTTCAAGAAGATTGTCAGCGGCGAGCCTGTGATGGATAGGAAGCTCGGCGGCAACGTCACGAAGAACGACAACCTGCCGTATCTCGTCTTCCACCTTAACGAGCTCCCATACCCCGACGACCAGAGCTTCGGCTTTATCCGTCGCCTCCAGTTCATCAGCTTCGACATCACCGTTCCGAAGGAGCGCAGGAACCCGCGTCTTGCGCAGGAGCTCATCACCAACTACCCCGGCATCTTCAACTGGATAGTGCGTGGTGCTCGTGAGGTGGTACGCAGGAAGTTCGTCTTCCCGACGAGCGAGGGACACCGCAGGCAGATGTTGCTTGCCCAGCTGCGCAGCAACCCTGTGATAGCATGGATAAACGCTTATCAGATGCGTCCCGATATGCGTGCGCAGAACGAGATGAGCGAGTTCATAGATACGAAGACGCTTTTAGACAGCCTTGCGCAGTTCTGCGAGGACAACAACGTGGAATGTCCGTCGAAGCAAGCCTTCGGTGCTGCGATGTCGCGCTACGGCGTAGGCTTCTTCAAGAGGCGCTATTCCGAGGGTGTGCGCTATCAGGTCTTCGGGTGCACGTCGGAGAGGCTCCTGCGCCCTTATGTCATCAGGAACGAGGATTTCTCTGTTCCTTTCGACGACGAGAATGGTACATATATAGACGAAAACGATTAAGATTATGGAAGAGACGAAGAAGAGCATGGATTTCGGGAAGAAATACCGTGTAGGGAATTTCACCGTGTTGAAATACACGAAGTCATTAACGAAGAAGGGTATAGAGGAAGGAGGTGCGTCATGATGAACGACGACAACCTGAGACATATCGTCGAGGACCATGCCTTGACAGAGGATTTCCTTATCCACCTCTCGCGGAACCTCCAGGATGGCAAGCCCATGCCGGAGCACATACCGCAACTCAACGACGGGCTGATGGGCGATGTCCTGTCATCCATACTTACGAATATCAACAAACTGTTAGACAAAGAGAAATGAGAAGACGTGTTATCGGTATAGACCCAGGTCTGAGTGGCGGCATCGCCGTCCTCGAACCTGACGGTTCCGTCGTCGAGGCTGTGAAGATGCCCGGCACGATGATGGATATTTACAATTTCCTGAAAGGTTACAGCGGCTCCGGCTATGTATGCTATATGGAGCAGGTCGGTCACGGAATGCCCGGTCAGAGCAGCAAGGCTACGGCGACCTTCGCTCGCCACTGCGGTCATCTCGACATGGCATTGCTGGCATTGGGCATCGCCACCAACACCGTCACCCCTAACAAATGGGAGAAGAGCTACCAGCTCGGCAGAAGCAAGGAATATTCCAAGACGGAGTGGAAGAACAGGCTGAAGGCAAAGGCGCAGCAGATGTTTCCGTCCATAGGCAAGAAGATAACGTTGTCGACGTGTGACGCGCTCCTGTTGGCAGAATATGGAAGAAAGAAGGAGGTTGGCGTATGACGCGTGAGCAGGAAGACAAGATTATCGCACAAGCGCAGGATATTCTGGAACGCAGGCTTGCTGTCGTCAAGGATGTGCAGGTAGACCTGCGCAAGGTGTTGTACTATGGTGCGTACTATCTCGGTGCGATGCACGCCGTTGATAAAGTTTGCGCTGAACTTGTAGAGAGTAAGCCAAAAGGTGAGGACTGGATATATCTTAAAGCTCAATGGCAGCTAATCTTGTCGTCTAAGCGGAATATGCAACTGTTCTTAGACGGAACGGAAATGCGCTACCGCAACCACAAGCGCAACAAGAAAGGCAAACTTGAAAGCGTAGAGTGTTATTTTGTAGAGTATAGAAACGTAATAACGGAGGTGAAATAGAAGAATTATGTTAGAAGCAAAGACAAGAGAACAACGTGATTATGTTGAAGAAATTGTAGAGAAGCGCATTACACCAATTCAAGACAACTGTGTTTTTGGTTTCGCATGTGTTTACCGCAACTACAACGACGTTGTGGAAATAAATATGAAATACGAAAATGCCGACTTGTCTATTGATTTACCATTTGACATGATGGCAGAGATAGTTGACTACCTAAGAGAACAAAACAAGGAGGTAAAGTGATATGACTGCGACACAAATAGGCGACAACGTGACGAACATCATGAAACTACCATGTGTGTTTAGTTGTCACAAGATGCAAGACGGAGAACTTGAATACCTCTTGTACGATTGGGATGAACAAGGGCAATACGTCAAAGCACACAAAGGGGATTGGATAGTAGAAGAAAACGGCAAATATTGTGTACTAACAGACAAAGAATATGGAAGACTTTAGGAAGGCAATGTATGCCGCTTGTAGGCAAATGAATATGGAAATAGTGCCGATAGATGTTGGTGCAAGGGTAATGGCTTGGGTCGGACTGCAAGGAGGTGATGAGCGTGTAAGCCTTTCGCCACGACTGAAATGCGAACTTGAACACCTGCAAGAACTCTATCACGTACAAGGCGGCGAAGTGCCTAACAAGGACTTTGTGTTGCTTATACAAGAATAACAAAGGAACTGAAAGAACATGCCGATACACATAACGGCAAGTGGTCGCCTTGGCTGTATGAACTCATAGAAGAACGCTACGGATTTAAACCTTACGACTTGTAGAATATGGCGAAGAAGATTGTAAAAGAACTTCATTACTGTCATGAGTGCATACACTGCACTCCCGTGACGGATTTCCATACACTCACGGTGCATGACAAAAAGCCAACACTCGGCAGATGTCCTTACTGGAAAAGGTCAAGGTGCGTCTTGCTGAGTCAGTTGGCTTGCCTGTTTTTTAAATCGTCAAAATAGAAGTGAGAGGCTGTTTGTGAATGTCGTGGGCTTTTTTATTTTTCCTCATAAGCCTTCTTGAATTTGCAAGTGTCGCACTTGCTATAAAGGCAATCCTGACACCCTGTTGGATATTGTACGGGAAGATAGTAGTGAATGGTACTTGTTTCGTCCTTTACCTCATCCTGTTTCATGCGCGTCACGTCTATTATCATCTTCTTGGTGTCTATCCACTCTTTCGAGCCTTGTTTCATGCCTCGAAGAGCCGTCTGGAGGTCGTAAATCATAGCCTCTTTGGATAGTGCTTCCGAGACGACGTCCTTGCGCTCTTTGTTAGTAGCGTTCTTGGTTTTTTCCTCCTGGCTTTGGCGCAGAGAGAATTTCGTCAGCGTAATCCTGTTTTTTACATCCTCCGTTTCAAGGAGTTTCTCTACTTCGGTCTTCAGCGCCTTCTTTATCCACGTTGCTCCCTTGCGGAAAGCGACGATATAGGCATCGGCAGGCTCCCAACCTGCTGCAACGAGGTCGCAGAAGGCGAGAGCTTCCGGTTTAAGTCTGCTTGCACGGCAGACTTTCATCATTTTCTGCGATAGTTCAAATTCCATAGCTTAATGACTGTCGTTCCATTCCTGCCAGTTATTCTCACCTTCACGGTTGCCCCATTTGTCTGTTCCTACCGTACGAGGTCTTCCTCCGTTGCCTGTATTCACGTCCTGTCCGCTCTTGGCATACCGTGATTGAGCTTTCATTTCTTCGATTTTGCCCTTTACCTCTATGCGTTTCTTTTCGAGCTCGTCCTGCATGTCTTTCTTGCGCTTCTCGTAGTCCTCGTCGATGATACGCTGTATCTCGTCGTTCTTGGAATACTTGCTGTTGCGCTCTGATGCAGTCTGTACGGAAAGGAAGTGGTTGTTCACCGCCGTGGCGAGGTTGGTGACGAGTTCGGAGTCATTCTGATGGATATACGGCTCTATCCATGCGTTGATTTTCAGTCCGAGCAGTGATGCCTGGCAGTTCTCTTGGAACCCGTACGAATATTGCACTATGTGAATCAATTCGTCGAGGAAAGGCTTTAGTCTCTGCGAGTCATGGATAGCCTTCTCGATGGCAGGAGAGTACAATAGCTTCACGGCAACACCTGGGAGGTCGCCAGACTTCAGTTCGGGAGGTTTGACGCCAAACGACTGTTCATAAATCATGTCGTAGAGGAGTGAGAGCTGCGTGTTGAATGCGGCAGACACCTCCGGTTTGTTGACGAAGCCCACCTGTCCTTCCGAGTCCTCTATCTCGATATACTTCACTGCGCCTGTCATCTCGTCGGCATTGAAGTGTACGCCATCCCCTCGTGACCACATGATTGGGAAGGCATAGGCTCTGTTGTTCTCGCAGAAATAGGAGAACGCCTCCTCGTACGTCTCTATCGTCTCTTGCGACGGCAGGAAGCATGCCCCTTCTTCTTCCCTGTAGTAAGCAACAGGGCAGAAGTCGAAGCCATGCTCCTTTATCTCGTAAATCTCATACCCCGACAGCCCGAAGAACTCCTTTATCTTTTGGATGATGCCGTGTTTAGAGATGCCCCTCTTGGCGCGGTAGAGATACTTGTCGTCCCACACCTCAACGAAGTCAGCGCTGTAGTCGCCGTTCTCGTCGACGTCAGAATACTTTCTTGCGAACAGCTCCATCTTTCCCGTGACATTGTCATAGTGCGGATATAGCGTGTCGCCTTTCAGATAACTTAGCGTCTTAGCCTTGGCGTTGCCGTCCTCGTCGAAATAACCGACGATGGCAGCATCACCTACGATTTTGATGGATTTCACGGCTTCGTAGAAGTTGTACTCGATATTCATGTCGAGCCATCCTTGCCGGAAGGTGATGAGGTCCAGTTGTTTCTGCTTCTCCCGTATTTCGTCCTCCACCTTCCCCGACAGCTCAAACTGAATGTCATTGCCGGTGATATGTACGACTTGCTTTGTCGCTATCACCTGTTGGAAGGCGAAAGCCGTTCTCATGATAGGCTGTATGTAATACCTGTTCTTTTCCTTGTCGTACTTGACGATGTCGGGGTACAGCTTCTGGTCGTTGATAGCGTGTCCCGACGGGTAGTACATACGCAGGAAGTCAGCCTGAGTGATAATCTTCATCTTCGGTCTGTCGATAGGCTCAGCGACTTTCTGTCCTCGCATAATGGTTCTGTGAGTCTTGTAGCCGTCAGGCAGGATTTCGTAGAAAGGCTCACGAACGAGAATTTCTTTGTAGTTCAGAATGTTATCCATGTTTATTACCTTTAATTATATACACCACGTACCAGTAGCACGCTTATGCTTCTTTTTCATTAACCTAAATACCTGTCGAAAGATGATGGACTCGAAGAAGTCAGGGGAGTGTCCGATAATCTTCTTCATGTCAGACTTGGAGATGAGCTGGAAAGCCTTTCCCTGCGACTCCTTTGTTCTCCTTATACACTTCCTTTCCTTCATGAGGATTTCGCTCAGTGACGTCTTGCCATAGCCGTGACCGTCGAAGACTCTCGTCAGCAGATGGGCGTCAATGGAGAGTTCTTGGTCTCTGAACATCTTGTATGTCATCACGGCGCACTGGCTTTTGAGGTCTTTGTAGAGTTTCTTGATGCCGTCCTCCTGCTTGCGGTCCTCCGCTATCGGTGCTGCCTGGTTGATGAACTTGACGGCATCGGGAAGGTGTCCTTCAAGAATCTGACCTATCCCTTGGAAGTCGTAAGTGAAATGCGACTCCTCCACGCCCCACTCCGACAGTTTTGCCTTTACTACATTCTCCAGCGTCTTTGAGTCGAAGCGGCAGACATATACATCCTTGATATGCCATCCTTTCCACAGCCACATTACGGCATTGTCGCCGCCTTGCAGGGCAACGTCGCAAGTTGCGTACAGTTCGTCATCATCATCCATCTGATAGGCATTGTTGTAGAAGTTGAACATATCATCCATCTTGATGAGGTCGTCACCGGCAGAGCGGAACTTCCAGTTTCCGTCAAGGTCACGCGACTGTTGTTCCTCGTCCTGGTTCATCAGCGTACCGATATACCCAGGGTTGGAAGCGAGAAGGATTTTGTTATCTGAGAGTTTAGCCTCTACGAAGCATATAGACTTGACGACGACCTGTTGTGGCGGACCACTCTCCTCGTATTCCTTCCTCCAGTGCTTCATGATTTCATCCTTGCACATCTCGAAGACTTCCTCGCGTGTGTTGCCCCATACGATTTCGTTGACATCGTCGCCAGGCATATAGCAATATTTGATGACACCGTCCATCTCAGGGATGGGGAATCCGTCTTCGCCTATCCATCCTCCGTTATAGAGCAGCGTTGCCACCCAAGAGTCTGGATCTGGGTTGCAAGTACCCCAAAACCTCGTCCTTACGCCGTATGCGTTACGGTTATCCGTCAGCAGGTATTTGAACTTCTTGTACGGGCAGTGTGTAATCTCGTCGATGCCTATGAAAGCGTATTGCTTTCCCTGGAACCTTCTCTTGAACGCCTCATATTCCCCTTCATAGAAGCTGAATTTCAGGAACCCTCCTGCATTGAAGTTCCATGTCATGTCTATCAGCGACCTGTTGTAAGTCCCGTATTGGCTGAATACTTCATGCGACACATCTACGAGGTCCGTCAAGTCTGGCTTCTCATTACGCAGGATTAGCGCTCTGAAGTTCTTTGTCTGCGCATCTTTCAGCGCTTCGAGAAGCAAGGAGTAACTTTTGGAGCCGCCCCTACATCCTCCGCCGATAGTGATGTCAGCAGGCGAGGACAGAAGATTCTCCTGCCCTCCAGCCTGCGCGATGATATTCACTTGCTCTTTTCTGTCGCGTAGGAATTGTATGTACTCCTGCGTAAAAACAGGTGAGCCGTTTGGCATCGTTAGTCCAGTGAACTTCTGCATAAAAACGTCAGTTAATAGATATTACGAGATACCATTTTGCATAAAAATACAATATTTTGTGCAAAAATACGGATTTTTGTTTGGTTTATGCAAAAAATATACATATTTTTGTGCCGAAAAAGGTATATTTATACTCTCTTGCCCTGTGAAGGGCGCAAGATTACTGCATTTTTTCAGAAATTGTTTCTTGCGTGAAACGGAACGAGGTAGAGCAGCAGGATAGCTCGTCGGGATAACCGAAGGCGGAGGTTCGAGTCCTTCCCTCGCAACTAAAAACCAAGTGGAAGTACCACGAAGGATAACATTCAATTTTAATTACACATGGAAAGAGAAGAACTCTTACAGCAAGTGAACGAGAGCCTTGAAAATGACGGAAAGAAGCTGTCATCCACTCTCAGTGAAGAAACCATCAACGGTGAGCTCGATGATGCTCTGGAAGATTTTGGTGAAGATGAAGAAGCAAACAAAGTCCTTGTCGGCAAGCTGGCAAAAAGACTGCTTCGCATGGACGGCAATCTCCACAGCAACGTATCAAAAGAAGTGACGGCGTACAAGAATGCTCACCCGAAGCCGGAGTCAAAGCCCGAAGAAAAGGGCGGCAAACCTGGCGAAGGCGAAGACGACGAGCTGGCGAAACTCCGCAAGCGAATCGACGCGATGGAAGAAGCCCAGAAAGCAAAGGAAAACAAGGCAGCGAAGGACGCTGTTGTTGCCGATGTCAAGAAGGGATTGGAAGCCAAGTTCAAGGAGGCTAACATCGAGGTTAATTCGTACATCATGAAACAGACTCTCCGCGACCTGGAAGTACCAGAGAGCGAAGACGGCAAGATTGATGTCGATGACCTCACCAAGCAAATGGAACGTGACTACTACAAGAACCTGAAAGAAGCAGGGCTTGACAAGAAAGGCACGGGACAAGCACACAAAGGGGCATTCTACAGAGGTAAGGGCAAGAGCCAGCTTGACGAAATGTTCAGGCTGAAAGCCCAAAAGGAAGGTTGGGGTAAGAAGGACTGACACGACCGACCTTATCAGCAGAATCCTTTAAAGTAAAAAGATTGTTTTATTAAAAACGAAGAAAGATGAAGAATCAAGTTTTTCAGACTGGCAACACTTTCGGCACTCAGTCAGTAAGTGTTGGTCACGCCCGTAAGGTGTGGCGCAGAATCGAGGAGCAGCTTCCCGGCGGTTTCTTGATTAAGAACATTTCCGACTTCGTTACAGCCGGTCTCATCCGTAGCGGTATGGCAATCGTGCAGGACGCTACGGTCGGCGCAGACGAGAAGGACATCAAGGTCTTGACTTGGGAACAGTTGCTTGCTGCGCTGAATGACAGCTATACAGCTGTTGAGAATCCAAGCGGCAACCCCAAGACGAAGGGCTACTACGAGAAGGATGGCGACAACTATGTTGCCACTACTGACACTACTGTTACCGACGGTAAGACCTACTACGAGAAGGTCACTGCCGCAGGTATCGACTCTCTCGGTATCATCGGCTTCTTACAGGAAGATGTTCCTGTGATAAGCGCAGACACTCTTGCTACAGGCAACGTGATTGTAAAAGGTGAGATTTACGGCTACATGCTCGGTGACACGCAGGAAGATGCTGCAACCATCTCCGCTGCCGTCAAGGGTATGGCGCAGAAGAACGGCTTGAATATCCGCGTGATTGATTAAGCCAAGTGTGTAACTAATAAAAGGAACAGGAAAAATGAGAACAATTCCAGTTACTTTGCGCGATATGATGCAGCTCGGTCTCTTTGGCGAGAATTGGCAGACCTTCGTTGACAAATACGAAGAGAAGTTCAATGCCGTAACCATCGACGGCTTCGAGTTCGCACCTGTCAGCCTCGGCTACACCTTCGCGCAGATGCTTTCAAAGGTTGGCGCCACAGTGCTTCCGACCTATGTAGACCCCGAAAGTGAGGGTTATGAGATGCCTCTCGGTGCTGTTGAAGGCAAGACCGGCAACATTCCGACGCAGAAGCTTTTCTACTCTGTGAACCGCGTTATCGTGCGTGAGCAGATGCAGTTGGCACAGCGTTTCGGACAGGTTGCCCTCGACGACGAGATGGCAAAGGTTATGTGGAGTTTGCTCGACGAGGGTACGGACGGACTTATCCAGTCCTTCTGGAACGCGTTGAACCACCAGCGCCACCAGGTCGTTTCCAAGGGCGAGTTCACCATCAACGCCACCAACAACCCACGCGGTTACAAGGGCGTCACCATCGGCTTCAACATGCCAGCCGCCAACAAGGATGTGCTGAAAAACAATGACCGTTGGTGGACTGACACTGCACATACGACGGAAGGCAGTTCGTCAGACCCGATTGAGTACCTGAAGACGCGTGTAAAGGCTATCCGCAAGGATTTGCACTACAACGGTTCTCTCCGCATGGAGATTTCTCAGGACTTGTGGGACGACATGCTTACCCACAGTAAGGTGTTGACGCGTTTGGCTTCCTACCTGTATCGCACCATCGAGAGCGATACCGTTCGTCTGAACGCTATCAAAGACCTCGACGAAGATGCTTACAAGGAGGCTATGCGTAAGATTATCAAGGTTGACGAAATCGTCATCCGCGAAACCTACGCCTTTGTAAGCAAGCCCGGTGTCAACGCCGACGGTGAGCCCGACCTCGTTGAAGAGCGCATTGACAACTTCGACCCGAAGAATGTCGCTTTCATCCCTGTCGGCAACCTCGGAAAGATTCAGGGTGTTCAGCCTCTGTCTATGGGTTACGACCCAGACAAGGTAGCCTACGCTATGGGCAACCGTCTGCTCATCGAGCAGGAGGACATTCCTCGCACCCACTCTATCAACGTCAACGGTGAGATGGCACAGCTTTGCGTCCCCAACGCAATCCTGCACATGTATATCAGCACCGTAACGGCATAAAACCCATTAGTCATGCCTGATAACACTATTGATACTCAGAAAGTTTACACGGTCGAGGACTGGCTCTTCGGCTGTGTGAACTTCTCCGTTCCTCAGAGCGCTGTCGACTATATCTGTGCAGAGCGCGGCGTTGAACCACAGCAATCGTACGAAGATGCGAAGGCTGGAGAACTCGACCTGCGCCTGTTGAAGGCAGACCTCTACAAGTGGATAGTCCTCGGTGCCGGCAAGGTCAACAACACCTCCGACTCCGACAACGGATGGAGCCACAGCGAAGGAGGCTACAACATGAACAAGGACGACAAGAAGCTGTTGATGGCAGAAGCCAATGCCATCTACGACGAATTGGAGCCTGATAGTGTTTTCGGAAAGCGTTACACGAGAGTCCACTCTCTCGGCATCATGCCAGCGAAGAGAGATGTTGACGGAGAACCCTTGCCCCGTATAGTACGATGAAGAAGAACGCCATAGACAACCCTCGTTATCCGCATTACATACGGATAGTACGCAAGATTGTTGACGACTGGCTTTCCAATGAGGAGAGCCAGGAGCAAGAGATTGTCGTATATGAGGGTGCAGGACGTTCCTATACTGACACTACCACCACTGGCGACTCGAAGGTAGACACCAACAAGCGCAAGATGAGTATTCCGATGCGTTTCGACGAATGGAAAGACCCCGTCCCCATGAGCGGAGACATTGCCTACATCACCAAGGGCGACATCACCGAAGAATGGGAGGTGCGCGACTTCGAGCCTGACAACAATCGCTCCGTGGTCTATGGCGAGTTTAACAGGAACCTGAATATCGAGTAGCTGTATGCCAAGCACCAGTCGAATAACTCACGTTTTCAAGAACGTACAGCAGAGGGTGATGAACGCCGCGCAAAGAAGGCTTACAGCCGCATTGCCAAGCATCATCGTTGCCCTTCATGATTACGTCAGGGACGAACAGCAAAAAGGCAACTTCAGCGATATGACAGGAAACTGGGTCAACTCTTTCGGCGTTGCGTGTTATAGAGACGGACATTGCTTCGCAGTTGCCAATATGGGCAGTCAAGAGGGAGGTCCTATCCGTACGACGCTTATAGATGGCGACTGGTTCAAGAAGGGCGAGGAGCGTTATGACAATAGCGTACAACAACGCACCTTCGAGATTGACGGCGAGAAATATCACGGCGCAGCCGACCAGGTATTCTATAACGAAGAGGTACTTGCGTGGTTAGGGCGTACATGGACACGGACGAAGGGATTCTCGTTTCGCGTTATCAGCGTCACTGAATACCACAAAGCAGAAGCCCGTTCAGCATTACTCAGGCTTTCCGATGAAATAGAAAGAAGGGGCGGCAGTATCTGGCAATTTAATTTAGGGTAAGATTATAACTATGTTAGAAGCAGAGGACATATTGAAAGCGATGGGAACGGAAGCGAAGAAAGTCTGTACGAAGGTCTATCCGCAGGACAGACCAAATGCTACGACCGACAAGTTGACGGAGTTCATCGTAACCTCGCTACCCTACTCTTTCTCTAACAAGACGCTTGGAGAAGATGATGACTGGTGGCTTGATGCCACGGTAGTCTTTGAGATTTATGTCGCCGACAAGAAGACGGCGGCTAACCCAAAGGAATACGATGTCAAGAAACTGAAGAAGCTTCGCGCCGACTTACGAGCACTCTTTCCTATAGTAGACAAGGAAATCGGCATTAAGATAACACGTCCGAGGACTGTCGTTATCGCTTCGAGTGACGGAAACGGGTATCATTATTCGCGCGTTCAGGCAAAGATGACTACAATGGTTTAACTTAAACAATAATTTTTAATTTAGAAAGGATAACAACAATGAAGACAAAGAAAGAGCTGAAAGACGTATTCAGCGGTCTCGCAAGTTTGTGGTATCAGAAGGCAGAGCTGGACCTCAGCGACCTTACAGCACTGACAATCACACCTGAGTTTGACCTTCCTGTGAAGGTTGACACCATCGAGCTGGAACAGGGCGACCCGTCCATCGAGCACTACAAGGTTATCGGTCTTCCCGGAGATTGGGTAACAAGCTCGGAACCTGGCGACATCGACCTGTCCTTCCGTGTTCCCACCAAGCACTCTGACGTGCTGAAGATGGCTTACGGTAATGACGCAGTGAAGGAGAATGTAAACGCTACCATCCTTACTACCTATACTGCCGTTGCTAACCCAACTGGCAATCCAAATACCAAGGGTTACTATGAGCTGGTAGATGGCAGCTATGTTCTCACTACTGACACTACTGTCACCGAAGGTAAGACATACTACGAGGCTATCCCCGGTGCTTACACGGGTACAGGTCTCGTTCTCCAGCAGAAGAAGATTGACGGCACGTTCATCTTCGTCAGCGAGGACAAGAGCAACATCCTCATCCTCACGAACACTACCCTCTGGGCAAAGCCTGTCCTCGACCAGGATGCCAAAGGTGTGTTCGCACTGGACTTCAACGGCACTATCGAGACCGATGGTACCAATCCCGACATTCTGTTCCTCACCAAGGCGGTGTAACTCCGTAAGAGGAAGAGAAAGACGAGTGACCAATGAGGGGCGGCGGTTTGACTGCCCGCCCCTCTTTCATTACCAAACAAAAGGAATATGGAAAAGAAAGAGATAGAACAGCCCGGAATAGATATACAAAAGATGATTAACGATATTTTGTCTGCAAAGCCGGAAATCGTAACCATCAACGGAAAGAAGCGTAGCATAGGTTGGCTGCATAATGGCTTAACACGAAAGCTGACGGACATAATGTTAAGTGAGGAAAAGCCATGGAAGCGCAACGTGAAAGCTGCGTGTTGCATTCTACTAAATCGGCGTAATGGTTTTATCACTAACCTTTTGTTAAGACTTTGGTTTTGGGTGTATTGGCGCTGGATGTATTATGTTGTTGACATGGACCAAGTGGAGGTTCTGGGAGTGTTGAATGCCTCCAAAAAAAAAATTCAATCGGAGCCGTTTGCGATGGCTACCATATTAGCGACCGCGATGATGGACACGATGATGACGATGAGTCGACACGAGTATACCCAAGCAGGACAAGGTGGGGAGCCGCATACTCCCTAAACGAAAAGTTCGGGTTCTTGCTATTACGCAAGTATGGCATAGGCGCGTACGATTATTGGTGGGGGTACACTTCAGCGCAGATAGACCTAATGCTGGCAGACCAGCCGATTATCGACTACAACGCAGACAAGAAAAAAGGTATGGGTAACAGCAGAAAAGATAAAGAGGAAATGGACGACCTTGCAGATGCCTGGGCAGAAAAGAAGCGCAGCCAAGGCAACGTTAAAGGCAGTTCGGTAAGTCTCAGCGATTTCGTCAAGAAAAAAGTATAACTATTCAGTGACCCTATGCAATTCATTAGAAGTCAATATAATAGCCAAAAGTCGCAACATATCCCTCCTTTCGGCTGGATCGGACGGGATTGGCTTATGGACAATCTTTGCGTAATGGATAATCTCATTATCAAGCAAGGACCCTCTCTCGTCGTCCAAGACATACGAAGCCTCCAACAGGTGAGAAGGTTCATCCTTGCGGTCCTTGGTACGCAGAATAAAATATTCCATTTTCACAGAGAATTTGTCGCCGCTATAATTTTCGGACATAACGTCATACTGCAAAACGCAAATCGAGTCATCAGAAAAAATAACTCTTGCATCAGAAATATCAAACGATGCAAATTTATTTTTAAGAGCCTCATTCGGGAATATCTTATAACGCTCTATTGCCTTCTTTTCAAGGGAAGGAGAGCACGAGAACAGCGTAAAAGACGCCATCAAGAGCAGTAGTATATATAGTTTTTTCATGCGGCAAATGTATGAAATAAATTCAAAGTAAGCATCAACAGAATTATAATTTAACAAAGTTAAAGAAATGGCACAAGATAATTTATCGTTCAGTTGGGAATTAAAAGGCAATGTGACTGAAAAAATACAGGAAGCTGTGCGGAAAGCCCAGGACCTTCAAGAAGCTTTGAAAAAAGCGGAAAATGAAGGGGATGCGAAAACGATAGAGAAGCACTACGACAATATGTCGAAAAATATCAAAGAGGCAGAAAAGTCCCTTTACAAACTAATGGATGCCAGAGAAAAGGCAGATAAAGCGATGGGACGTGAAAAAGCTAACCTCTTCGACACAAGTAAGCTACAAGAAGCCGTAGGGAAACTGGACGCGATTATCAATAGTGTCATGAACATCGGTGATGCTGCGGCACGTTCAAAGACGGCTGTAAAAGATATGCTTTCGAGCATGAGTGCCGATGTTGTGTTGAAAGCAGTCAAAGACGGGACATCAAGCCTAAACAAAGACATTGACAAGAATCTAAAAGAAGAATCTAAAGCCCGCGACAAAGCAGCAAAGGAAGCTAAAAGGGCGGAAGAAGAAGCTAAAGCCGCAGCAGAACGTAATGCCAAAGCGCAAGAGAAAGTCAAGGATGCGCTTGCAAAGATAGCAACAGCCCGTGCTAACCTGAGCGCGGCGAGCGAGAAAGGAAACCAGCAGGAAACAGCTCACGCGCAGATGTTGATAAGGCTTCTTGACCATATATCATCAAAGCTAAACTCATTAAAAGGGACTTGGCTTGGGGAAAAAGGTGCTCTCACGGGAATCCTCGGAAGTGGTTATCAGGGCTTAATGAGGAATGTAAGTCAGGCAGTTAGTGATATTGGAAAAGTCGGGAGTTCAGCCATACAGAGTCCTGTCAATCTATTATCAGACCAAAACGTAAACGACACTCTTAGTCGTATTGATGCCATAGGCGCGGCGTACACCCGTTTGCAAAAACTACTCGCAGAAATGGGTGACAGGGGCAAAGCCCCAAGAACAGCCATGGAAATGGCTCTCGGCGGAAACTATAACAAATATGGAGGCAGCTACGAGCAGCAGATGAGTGTATTCCGTGACACCCTTGCTCGTATTCGGAAGGAGATAGAGGATATGTCTAAGGCTGGCATGAATGTCACCGAGCCAAAGAGACAATTAGATGCACTCTATGAAACGATTGCCAAATTTGAAGCGCTTAAGCCTGTCAATATTGGAGAACGACTTGGTTTAGAACACCTTCGCGGCTATACAGGTCCTCAGACAGCTTTAAGTGATGAAGCGTGGGCTTCTGCAAAGCGAGAGGCTGAGGTGAGAGAGGTAGCGGCGCAGGCAGCAGAGAAGCACCGCCAGAAACTTCTTGAACTGACGATAGCTTTCGAGAGACAGGCAAAGGCAGAAGAGAAATCGAGAGCCGAAGAAGAAAAGGCGACAGCAAGGCAAGAAAGAGCCACACAAGCAGCCCACAAAAGAGCTCATGCGTCAGCAGAGGTACAGCGCAACCTGAACAGGGAAGCGCAAGAGGTCGTGCGTTTACGACTTGAAATGCTGAAAGCGCAGGCGGTACAGCTCAATAGCATGATAAAAAAAGGCGCAGGCATATTCAACGCATCCGAACTCGAAGCATATAGGAACGCCCTGCGCGATGTTATCAGCCAGATTACCACATTAAAAGGTGTAATGGCTAACATCGGTAGCTTTACAGGGCGGAACGGCACAGGTCTGATGTCTTTCGGAAATGGAACGAATTATGCACCGCTTATCGCACATGGTCAACACGCGCTTGAAGCGAGCAGAGCTGTTGACACACTAACGGCAAGCGAAAAAAGGTTTGTTGACAGCCTTACGGGAGCATCCTCAGCACTTCGCGCACATGGCGTTTTGCTTGGAGACTTGCAGGCAATGGCGACACAATATCTTAGCTTGTGGGGCGCAAGGAGTTTCCTTAACAACATCATAGAGACTGGTGGTCTTCTTGAACAGCAACGACTGAGTATCGGCGCTATCCTCGGAAGTATGGATAAGGCGGAGGTAGTATTTGGCAAAATCAAGAACCTTGCCGTTCAGTCTCCTTTCGGTGTCGTCGAGTTGGATAAGATGAGCAAGCAACTCACGGCATACGGTTTCCAGTACGAAGAACTTTTTGAGTGGACGAAGAGACTTGCAGATATATCGGCTGCAACAGGAACAGAAGTAAGCCGACTCGCTCTTGCTCTCGGACATGTACGTGCTGAAGGAGCACTGAGTGGATATACCCTCCGCCAATTTGCCATGGGTAACATCCCGATGCTTCAAAAATTATCAGAGAACCTCGGCATATCTGCAAGGGAGGTACGTGAACGCACGAAGAAAAAACAGATTGGCTATGACGAAGTAAAGAAAGTCCTCGAAGATCTAACGAACGAAGGAGGTATGTTCTATAACGCCCAGGAGGTGATGTCTCAGGCGCTTAACGCTAAATTTAAGAACCTCCGTGACGCGTTCGACATTATGTATGGCGAGATTGCTGAAAGTGGCGTAGGTGATGTACTGAAAGGTATTGCGGAAGCTCTTACGGCAGGAGCGAAAGAGTGGAAGCGTTTCGGGACGGACATATTATGGGTAGCAAGCGCATTCGGTATTGCCAAACTCGCTTCTTTGTCATATACGAAGGGTATGACCCTGATGCGTCACGAACTTGGCATTCTTGCTGTGAACACAAAAGCATTCACGGCACAGCAAATAGAAAGTTTGGTCGCAAGCGGTAAAATCTCACGCGCCCAACTCCTGCAAGCCGTAGCAACAAGGCGTCTAACCGTAGAGCAAGCGAGTCTCGCAGCATCAACGCTTAGAATAACTGAAGCCGATTTGCAGCAAGTCGCAGCAACAGGTGTTGTCAGCAAGGCGTTGTACGGAAACGCTATTGCCACAAGCAGACTTTCCATGGCGGAATTAAGGCACATCGCCACTATGAGG